GTTGCGCAAGATCTCGACGTTCTCGACCTTCTCGGGGGCATAGCGCGCGAGGGCCTGCTGCGATGCGATGGCCAGTTCCCGCAGCGCGCTATAGCCCCAGTCGTCCGGCGGGGTGCCCAGGGAGATGAAGCGCCCAGCCAGTGTGGCGGCAAACTGGGCTGGCAGCTGCTCCTCCGTGAACTTTTGTCCCTTCCCGAGGAACCGGAAGCCCTTCAAGAACCTGGGGAGGTCCGCAAAGGCGAAGGCGCGCAAGCCCAGAAGGATGGGCCCGGGGGCCTCCTGGAAGCGGTTGAGGTCCTGCTGCATAGCGTAAAGGTGGTAGCCCACAAAGGGGACCGCCATCTTCCGGAGGGATTCGCGCACCCCCCCGGCGGCGACGATCTCAAGATGCTCGAACTTGAATCGCACGCCCACCTCAGCTCCGACCTCGAGGACGAGGCCGCGGAAGAGGTCCTTCATCCGCTCGACCGAGCCGCAGGTGCGCATGTCGTAGTACACGTCTCCGTCGCGCAGGTAGGAGAGGATCCGCCGGAGGATCATGGTCATCGCGACGCCGTTCACGACCGAGAACCCGTTAAGCCCCGAGGGGGTGGTGTCCTTGAAGCGCGCCACGAGAGCGCCCCAGATGAGAACGTCGCGCGAGTGCATGAAACGCTCGAAAAGCGCGGCCGCGACCACGTCTATGGACCGCAAGCGCCGCGCGATGACTTGGTGGACGGGCTTGAAGACCTCGTAGAGATGGCAGAGGTCGTAGGCCTCCGCGTCAAGGGCCGCCTGCAACACGTACTTTGCCCCGCCCGTATTTATGGGGACAAAAAGAAGCGAGTCGTCCCCGCTCGTCGTGTACTTGTCGAAGGTGCCACAGCGCTCGAGGTAGTCCACCAGCACCTCCGTGCCTCCATGCAGAAGGGAGAAGCCCTGGGCGTTATGGGAGTCCGGCACGCAGCTCGAGACAGATCCCATCGCCTGGCTCGCGCGGCCGATGAGGATGTTGACTGGCCGGGGGGCCGCCACGATGAGCCTCCCCCGCCCCGTGCTTGCTTTCTCCAGCGAGTAGAGGTCAGTCTTGAACTTGAGCTGGAAGGTGAAGGCCGCCCTGTCCGTCGCGAGCACCTTGCGTAAGTCGCGGTCCTCTCCCACGCCGGACATCTCGGTGAGTTTGGTTTCCACGTCCCCGGAGGCGAGCAGGTCGCGATGCAGTCGCACGGCCAAGGCTACGCAGGCCTGCATGGAGGGGCCGTCGTCCCCCTTCCCCAGGATCGGGGGGCCATTGCCCGAGTGCACGTTGTGCTTCATCTGCACCACCTCGGCGCGGGCAGAGTCCGTGAATCCGAAGGGGGCCACGCGCGTCAAAGCGCTGGCCGAGGGGTAGCCGTTCGCCAGAGCGGCGGCCTCGGCCTCGGCCAAGGACGGGGGCTTGAGTTTTCCGCTCGCGCGGAAAGCCTG